CGGTCTTGGAATCCTTGTTGATCTAACGGGATAGCAATATTAGGGCCACTACCTAGAAACTGCCTGAAGTTGTCAGAAATTGTTGATGGGTTTTCAGAAATGCCATTAAGAGAAAAAGGGCGGGCGGTGCCTGATGCATCTGCCACCGCGCTAAAATCCTCAAGAACATTATCTAGGGCAAATCTTGCGCTTAGCGGGTTAAATTTAGAGTGAAATATCTCTTTTGCCCGGTCAGTTTTACCGCCTAATCCTTGTGTAGCCGCGTAACGGTTAAATAAATCTTGGCGCCCTCGATAACTCCTGCTGCTTTGTTGCTGGCTTTGCTCGTTTGTTAAATCGCTAGTCGTCGATACCGGATCATAAATTGGATCATTGCCGCTCTTTACACCGGTCGCCCATGCACCATATATAGGATCGGTGTAGATACTTTCGCCAAGCTCATCGAATAGCAGGGAATAGGCTTTATCAAGGGCTATTTTGTTCTCATCTGCCCATAAAGTTAATTGTTTCTCAGCTTCGGTAGGAGTCCAGGCTGTATGACCCATGGTTTGATCAGATGGCGTTTTCATCATTAAGGCAATGTCGGCAATGGTTATAGCGCTACCGTCACCGCCACCGTCACCGCTACCGCCACCGCCCTTTAGATTTGACATATCCCAAGACTTGCCATCAGGGTCTAAGCCAAAGTCGTACCACTCTACTTTTGAGCCACTACGTATCCAAGATGGAAGCTGAAATCCAAGACCTGACCTATCTCCATCTTCTTCACTCTTACGCACTGCATCTGTGAACCAACCGTCACGACCTCCAGGAATTCTGGCGTAGTGGTACTTATACGTAGGCTCAGGCTCAGGCGTCGGAGTAGGCGTAGGCTCAGGCGTCGGAGTAGGCGTAGGCTCAGGCGTCGGAGTAGGCGTGACGTATTGGGCGCCGCCTTTGAGTACTGAATCTTTAAAAAGTTTGTTATTACTGTCTCTATTGCGTAGGTGGGGGTTCAATTCAAAGAATTGTGTGAACTCCTCAGCGGTTCCTACAAAATTGAACCATTCGTTGTAACCAAAATATGGATGGTCACTCTTCCCCAGGGCACCGGCGGGAGGATTGCCTGCCATCGGTTCGGGAATTGGACTCTCAATTGGCGGCTTATCGGGGAGGACTCGGAGAATTTGTTCTTCGTCCTTAAGTACTTCTGCTAATTTAGCTTCTAACTCAGCTTCATTTATGGCTGGGTTTGCTTCTGGGAGGGCGTTGATTTGTTCGCGTTGCTCAAATTCAAAACGCTCCTGAGTGTTCAGAGATTCAGTATCTTTATGCTTGAAGGTTGAAATATTGAATGTAGGATTTACACGCCCACCATTAGTAAACGTGTAGATAATTTGACTCTTATCGGGATAGTAAACAGAATACCCAGGGTTACTATCAGCTGCTGTTTTCGCTTCCATAAAGCTACGATATTCAGAAACTTTAGTCCCGTTTATGTCTATTAGTTCGTACATAATCTCTCTACAACAGTGGAGTTACGCCGTCAGGCCCAACAAGCTGTGCACCTGGACGAGGGCTCCCTGGCGCAACCATGCCGCCTAACTGTGACGCATCAGGAGGAGTCGGTGGAACGCCTAAAGCTGCCGGAGTCAGCACTGAAGGGTCGATCCCCGCTAGCATTGCCATAGGGTCAATGCCGGGTGGCATACCCCCAACGCCAGGAGCTCCAGGTGGAGGCCCGCCAGGAACACCAGGCCCGCCCATGTCAGGAGTTGGGTTCATTGCCTTGTGCATAGTCTTGAGTAATTCCTCAAAGTAAAACTTCGCAATTTGCTCTTGTCCGGCGCGGGCAGCTGCTTCCATGAGGATAAACATTTGCGCTTGTGGCAATCCTCGCTCAGCGCGCTGTGTAAGCATGAGATCTGTGATGCCATCGGAGTCAGACATCTGAAGAATGTTTTCACGAATCCATCGGTCTGGAGCCATTTCAGCCTTCTGCGCGATTTGAGCGATTGTCCATTTCTGCATGTCATCTTGAGGCAGGATGGGTACAAGTTCGTACACCATTCGTCCGCCTTTTTTGACTTGTTCCGGAGTAATCGTCTCTGAGAAATAGTCGCGTCCTCGTGTGCGCCCAGATAACTCGATTGACTTGTACTTTCCACTACCAAAAGTGTCCACGGCCAAGTCGCACATCATTTTGTAGGCATCGCGCATAGCTCGGATGCGACCTTGCAGCACACCTTCGATGTTGTTGCCCAGGTTGCCAATAGCAAATCCTGATAGCTGAAATTGGAGTTCTCCAAACGCAACATTAGGAATTCCACCACGCTGCAATTCGCTAGAGATAAGCCCAAATAGAGCGCCGGTGTCCTTGCTCATTTCTAGCAGATCGAGGGACGATATCTTTTCCCCTCTGGCAAGAGCAATCTCCGAACCGGCCTGCCAAGGATTCTCTTCAAGGGTTTTATCCCCTGATTCTGACTCAAAAGCAATAGGCGGGTTCTTGGATCGGCTTACAAGCTCAAACCACGTCGATAAAACTTCATTTACCTTCTCGTAAAGCTCTCTATTCGCCGCAAAGACTGATTCTCCGACGTGCTCAAGACCCTCATGTCCATCACCAGATTGGATATAAGGCATTGCGCCAACAGGGATAATGAAACACGGCGTTCTTGGCGCCCCATGTTTAGTTTCCTTCTTGAGTTCAGCTCCCGTTTCGACCACGACGATATTGTTTTCATCATCGAAGTAGTCGTAGACATCAAAAGAGTCATCCGATTGGCGATGTCCCTCAAAAATAGAGGGTTCTTCGTCTTTCGGGTCTATTTCTATGCTCCACTCTGCCATAATCTCTTCGCGAGTTTTTCGTGTAACGTGGCAGGCCCATTTCAGGCCGCGACGCCCGCCGACTTCCCAGTACGTGTACAGGGGATCCCACGGAGTAATGTCTACTGAAGTAGATTCATTCCCATCTTCGTCTTTGTCTTTGACGAACACGACCCGCCCGGCCAGCCAGCCTCTTACAGCGGCAAACCAAGATAATTGCTCGCGTACAGGGGGCTCGACCATCATTCTCAGGTTATCGTCGGCCTGCTCTAGTACACCCATGACAAATCGCTCTCGTGCCAGGTCATCGTCGCGGTCACTACGGTCATTGCCGCCGTCAGGAACCTGGGCTAAAAGGCGTGCGCCAACAAGGTACGAGATAATTTTGTCTGCATATGCTCGTGGTTCATTGGACGTATATGTCTTAAACGGGCCATCTTCACCATGATCAACAGTTTCATCCCAACTGAACTCTTTGAGAATCCACATAAGGAAATCGCTCGCCATTCGATCACGCAGAGCGTGTGTAGAGAGTCTTTTCGCCTCGACCAATTTGATTATTTCTTCAGCGTTGGGCACGTCGTCTCCCCAAAAGGCTTGATGGCTTATGGCTACCGTTATGCCGAGTAACCCGAGCAACATTATGAGTTCTCAGTGTACTTGGATACCCCAATAGCACTACCGCACCGTAGATAACCGCTTTGATACCGTCATTCGCCGCATCTATCGGAACTTGACCCGCCGGAACTCCGTCATTATCTACTTTCCATGAGTACACATGGCTTTGTCCATCAAACGGGTTCTGAATAGCGCCAAATTCCGACAGTACACCCGTCATCTTTGGGTGAAAAACAATCCGTGGGCGTCTTGTTACAGGGTCAATTTTGAGCAAGCTCTTCATCCGCTCTATGCCTGGAAGGATTTGTATCCGGTCGCCTGCGGCACGGAGCCCTGTTTGGGCCATCCATTGCTCGGCAACGCTGTTCATCGAGTGATGCTGGTCTTTGTAGTGAGGGTCAGACACTAGGAATTTAGGAGATTTCCACCAAGGTCGGTTTTGAGCAATATCAATCATGTCCTCAGTGGTCAATCCATGCTCATATATCTCGTCAATTCCCCTTAGCTGGCCTGCTATGTACTGAAATATCTCAAGCGCATGAGCGTGAGTACCAGCTCCACCATAACCAGGATCTTCCCAAATATAAACAGGCTCTAACGGATCCCACTCGTTCGTCACAATGTGGATATCAGGCGTGAACTCCTTGAATACCCGACCTTTCGGCGGTACAGGCTTACCCGCAATCCGCTCCATAAAATATTCCTCGCTGTGCTCAGCCTCCAACCTCAATATCTCAGGATCCCAACGACCACCAGGATAT